AGCGACCTGCTTCATGGTGGAATCGCCGCTCTCTCCGAGGACCGTAATGACCTGGCGTACCTTGCCCTTGTAATCCTCAAGGGCTTCTACCGCCTTCTTGGTGGTCTGCGCTACAGCGATCGACACCGGCTTGTTGTTCTGCATCTTCATGATCCGGAACAGCTTGTAAGCCGTGGAAGTCTCAGCGAATCCCGCATCCGGAAGCTCGTCCAGGTCACTGTACTCGGCGTACTCGATATCAGACGCGGCTTTGGAAATGAGGATCAGCGGGACGCCGAAACCGACACTTCCCGCCACACCGGACAGCTTAATCTCAACTTTTACATCAAGCGCCATAATTCTTTTCTCCTTTTCATTCTAATTCCGGGCTGAAGGTCTCGATGACCTCCGGGTCCCGGCCCACATAGTTCATAAGGTTCAGTACGCAGTCGAAGCCTTTGCGGTACTCGTACCCGACTGTGATCAGGTTGTCCCTTTCGGTGATCCCCCCGACATCCGTAAAGACCATCCCATTATCCTTAAGGTACATCCGGCCGGTCTCCTCGAACCAGTCGTGGAGCTGCTGGGCGAGATCGAACGCCTCGCCGTCGTCGTCGCTCTGGACTGTCCAGGAGTAAGTGACCTGTGCGGGAACATAAGGAGAATCATCGTCCGCATAGGTCCTCTGCCTCGTCCGGATCCCGGTCACCGAGAAAGAAACATACGGATACGCGGGGACATGTTCCGCGGTGTTGGACTTCACCACTTCGCACCCCAGCTCCGCGCTGATACCGGCGCAGATCAGCCTGTTATACTCTTTCAGAGATCTCTCAAACATCGAAACTGTCCACCCTCCTCAGCGTATACTGGTTAAAATCCGCGTAGTCCTCACCGTACAGCCCGCCGGCCTCGACCTTGTATTTCCTGCCGTTGTGCTCCAGGAAATAGGTCCTCCCGTCGTCCAGATCGATGATGTCGTCATCCTTCAGGATGTACAGCTCCCGATCCGCACTGGTAAGGTTCCCCCCGGACTGATAGATCTTCTGCGCGGTCATGGAGATCACGGCCGCCCCGATGTCCGTATCCGTCCTCTCACCGCGCTCATATTCGCCGCCGGAGTAGGTCCCGCGTGCAAATACTACCAGGGTGCAGGGGACTGAGTACTTCCGCACAAGGTCCTCAAAGATAAACTGCATAAAGCCACCTCCTAGCGGATCCTGTGTGAAATGGACCCGATCATATCGCCGGAATCCACCAGCGGGTTGGAGCCTCCGTTCTTCCGGTGCGCGATGGTGTAAGGCCTGAGGCCGGGGTCTCCAAGATCTACGGCATACTCCTTGATCTTGCCCTCGAACACGGTCCCGACGGCGTCCAGGAAGGACTGGGCGTCAAGCGCGCCGCTGACGACGGCATTCAGGAGCATGTCCTGCTGCTTCATGACCTCGTCCTTCTTTTCATCGTATCCGCCGCGGAGGAAAGACCGCTCCGGAATGACGATCACCGTCGTGGACTTTTTCAGGTGCAGGCCCGTATGATGCAGATAGGCCCGCATCTTCGGCGTCACCTGGATCACGCACCCGAACTCATGAATGTGCGCGAGCCAGGCATGCTCCCCTTCGAACACGCCTATCTCGATGGATCTCCCGTCCAGTTCCCGCATCGCATCCGCAAGCTCTTTGCTCCTGTCGAACTTTACAACATGCTTCACGCCCATCTGGAATACTCTCCCGTCAGCTGGATACGTCCGCGGAGGAGGTGTTTCCCGAGCAGCTCCCTGGCCATCAGCCAGAACGCAGACCTGGATTCCGACGCGCTCCCGTAAGATTTCGACATGCCGCCGATCGACTCGCTGGACACCGCAGACCCGGAGAACCCTCCGCCCGGCCCGATCAGGCGGACATACTTCGTGATGAAGATCTTCGCCGATGCGGGAAGGGCCTCGACAGATCCTACCGGATCCTCAGTATCCAGTTCGAAATCAGTGTACTCATTCAGCCATTCGAGGGCCGCGGTAAAGTACGCGGAATCAGAGGTCTTCAGACTGTTGGCAGGGAACCCCATCGAAGCGATCAGGGCTTCTGTCAGCTCCATCCGTCAGCCCTCCTTCCTGCGTCCTTTCTTCTTCGGAGCCTCTTCGACAGCGGCCTCCTCTTCAGGAGCCTCTTCCTGCTCCTTCACTTCCGCCTCTTCGGCAGCTTTCTTTCTGACCGCTTCCTCGGCCTTGCGCTGAGCCTCAGCCGCAGCCAGGCGCCGCCTCTGGATGAAAAAAGTCAGACTCATATCACACCTCCTCAGGCGATCTTGTGTCTCAGGCAGACGATCGGGATGTTCTTCAGGTCCTTCACCACCTGCCAGTTCGCAGCAGTCTGCAGTTCCGTGTTGGAAGCGTATGCTGCCGCCGGAGTGCCGATGAAGCTCACGCCGTTCGGATGAAGGACGAAGGCCTTGCGGTTGATGAGGTAATCGATCGCGGACAGCTTGTCGCGGTCGGTCTCGGTGCCGATCAGGCCGCTGGGTGCGCCGCTCTCACGGGTGAAAGCGCCCTTGCCGACAAGGATCGTGTCATAGACACCGGATGCCACCGGCATTTCATCATCCACGATGACCTCATAGCCGAGATAGTAGTCGATCTTGATCTTCAGATCGGAGCTGTACTGGGTCTCGATCTTCTGCTGCTTCTGCAGGGTGGTGTAGGTCGCGGAGTGCATCACAGCCACACCCAGCTTGTCGAAGGCATCGCCCATCTTCTGCTTGGTGTCGAGGGTCGCATCCACGCTGATGACAGCGTCAGTGCCGGTCTCGCCGGAAATATCGTTCAGGTGACCTGCCACCAGGACGCCGTTCGTGGTGAAGAGGCCCTTCAGGACGCTCAGGAAGATCGCCTGCTCTCTCTCGATCCACCAGTCAGAAACGAGATCCATGATCGCGCTCATGGGATCCGCGCCGCCCTTCACGCGGGCCAGATCGGTTGCGCTCCACGCGTGCTGACGGATCAGCAGGGTCGCGCGCTCCTTGCCGGTGGTGATGCCGGTCGGAACAAGGGCAGTTTCTCCAAAGATGTCATCGGTGCCCGCCAGCGGGTTGAAGAACGGCATCTGGATCATGTTGCCGCCCTGAGGGGTGCCGTTGATCACCTGCGCCACGATCGTGTTCGGGGTGGCGATGCCGGACCGGACCAGCGCGGACTTCTTCGTGGTTCTTTCATTCACGTACTGGGTAAACTTCTCAGGTACGATCTGCATATCAGCAAAAACAGTTCCTGCCATTTCTTAATTCTCCTTTTCGTGTGTTATTTCATTCCGGCCGCGGCCTTAAGCTGCTTTGCCAGCTCGGGATCCGTGGCCTCGATCTCCATCTGCTTTGTGTAATTGATATGGCCTTCCGCCCACGGGTTGTCTCCGGAGCCGCCGGAGCTCCCCTTGCCGGGATCCCGTCCGTTCTCCTTGAACTTCTCCGCGACTTTCGCCTTGACAAGACGCTCCACCAGGGCAGACAGGGCAGCCACGTTCTTCTTCGTGTTCTCTTCGGTGTCCCCGAGGACCAGCGTTACGACGTCCTCGCCGTTTTCAAGGCCGGCATCCTTCAGCGCCTGCGTCGCAGTGTACTTGTTCTGCATCTGCCGGAATGCCCGTTCCTTCTTCTCCAGTTCTGTCTCCCGGTTCTTCCGGTCGAGCTCCGCCCTCTCTGTTTCCGTCAGCTTCTCCTTCTTCAGGTCCTCCAGCTGCTTCTTCAGATCCTCGATCTCCGTCTTCTTGTCGTTCCCGAGCTTATTCGTCGCCCGGTCCCGCTCGGACTGGATCATCTTCTGGATCGCAGCCTTCTGGGCATCGCTGAGGTCCTTCAGCGGATCATCCTCAGGCTCGTCCTTCAGTCCATACTTCTCCAGCATGTCCTTATAATCATCCTGATCGATGGTGCCCGCGGAGAGCATCTTCTTCAGCTTGTCGAGAGTCATTGCCATATCAGTTACCTTCCTTTCTGAGTGCCACCTTCCTGATGGCCCACGCGGTTGTTGGAGTGCGGAGGCCGGTCCACCATACGGAGTCCCGGTACTTCCCGCCCACCGGTTTACGGGTATCAAAAAAGCACCGGCCCAAAGGTCAGTGCTGAGTTGCTGTGTTATAATTTTTCCTCAGGGCGTTGCCGCGCCCGAGTATGAGGAAAGGAGGGGAAAACCATGACTTATGAAGAGCTTAGCCATTTTACATGGGGTGATCTGTCAAGCCTTACCTGGGGCGATCTTGAGCAGCCAATCAACGTTCTATATGAACAGTATCGAGACAGCCAGTTGCCGCTGACTGTTGATGCTGCAGATAAGCTGCGCAGACTTATGTATGCACTGCCGAAAAACATGCAACCCGATAAAAGCCCAGAAAATCATTCAGAAGCTGTTGAATTACTGAAAAAAGCCAGCATTTCGTTCGTTGGTTCAGTTATGTCCTCTGCAGCCGGAAGTCTTGTGGTAGAACTCATCAAATCGAGACTTCAGTAGCCTCATGCTTTCCGCATCAGCCAACATGTAAACAAGTAATTTCCCAATTACGGCGCCCAAAAGCTCAGCATAGAGCCTTAGGCGCCGTTCTTTTTTCTTATCCATATCCTTCATTGACAAACTCCTTTTTGGTCAAGTCCAGCAAGAGCGTCCCTCGCCCATTTTTTAACTGTATCTGCGTTTTCTTTCACCACATCTGTTTGACCGAGGTTCAGCACGATCTTCTGAATCGGATCCATATTCATCCGCTGGAGCTCCTTCCTGATCAGCCTCAGCTCCGTGGCGATCTCTTTCAAGTAACGTTCATCGGGCATGCTCCCTCCTTCCGGGCATAGAAAAACCACCAGGCGGGCTGGTGGCTTATGCAGATAAATACTTTTTTGCGTTTTTCCCTTCATTGATCAAGACAGCACCGCTCTCTTTCGTCCTATAAACACTAATCAGGATCTCAGCAGGCTCACTGTCATCAATAAAATCCATGCTTGACGAAAAATCCACATGCTGAATATACAAGCGAGTGTCTCCATCACCGCACATTGGAGATTTTTTTACCTTTTCAAAACTCAATCCGTTTTTAAGGCAATACTCCTTTAACGGTGGAGCAAGGGAACCCATAATGCTTTTCATGATCTGTCACTCCAAACTGAATATTTCAAATTGACCAAGCGAATTATAAATAACACTTCTTTTTTGGCCAAAAGCTTTAAGTATCAGATAATCCCCTCTGGATGCGGTTAAGCATTCTCTGGAATCTCCAGGATGTGTATGACCACTCCATCTATATCCATTGTGAGCTAATTCCTTTGCCTCGTCAACAGTTATTTGAACAGAATAGGAATTACCCCTTATGAGCATTCTATCCGTTCCCTTTGTGAACATTGCAAATTCATCTCCCGTCACAGCTGTTAATGCAGCGAGATCAGACATATTAACAGCATCTTTCGAAAAAATCTTCCGTGAATTATATTCGGGTAACAACTCAAGAACTTTCTTCTGCCGCTGATTGATATCCACTCCCATGATTTCTACTGCGCTGGCATGGCCTTTTGCACTCTGCCTGCTGTTAATTTCAGAAGCAGAAATCATGTTTTCCACCACATCATAACTCAGAAAGCACCTGCAGTTGATATCCTCCCCGGCCACGCCGCTCTTTCCCGGTGCCTGGGTCTTCGCTCCGGACGGCAGCGTGAACTCCTCGTTGATCGGGACCTGCACGCCCTCCATCTTCTGGTGGTCGTACTTGCCGCCCCTGGAATACTTCCAGCCGCTCTTCGTCTTCCGGGCCCGGTTCGGCCTGACGCGCTCATCCTTCATGGTGTGCCAGGTCTTCACCATGGTCATGCCGGCAGGCTCCAGCTTCTCGGTGAGGTTCTGCGCGGCATCGAGGTTCCCCTCTTCCCGTACCCGGTGGGCCTCCGTCCTCGCGATCCTGACTGCTTTGTAATAGCTCCCGCCGGATCCGTCCGGGCCGATCAGCTCCTTCTGGATCCGCTTCGCCATGGTGGTGTAGTTGTCTCCCTCAGAGAGCCCGACGCCGACAGCCTGTTTGATGCCCCAGACGATGTCCGCCCGGTTCTTCTCCAGCTGGTCGGAGAGTGTGAGGCCGTGTACCGGGTTATTCACTGCTGCGCGCAGGACCTCCGGCTTCACGGCCTCGACTGCTGAGAAAGCTTCTTTCAGTTCTTCGTTATCTACCGCCTTGCCGACCGCCTGTACCATGCCGGAATAGCAGTTCGCGTATGTCTGCTCTACTGTCTCCCGGATGATCCGGCTCTCTTCGGAGCTGACAGAGCTGACGTGGGCTGCCACTTCCTCCAGGAGCCTGGCGTCAAGACCACGGCGGTGCAGGTCAGCGTATGTCAGCCTCCCGGTCTCGGGGTCGGCATAGTCCGCGAATGCGTTTCCCATGACCTTCCGGAGGTCTTTGATCAGACTCCTGTACAGCTTCTGGAGCTCCCTGACGGCCTTTTCCTCGCGGTGCTCTTCGATCCGGCGCACCAAGTACAGCCATTTATCTAGATTCGTCGTCTTCATCGTTCAGCGGGTTCCTCCGCCGCCGGTTTCCGGTCTCCTCTTCGTCTTCATCATCCCCGTCCTCATCAGAGCCGCCGAACAGATCCAGCGCGTCCTGTTTCTTCTGCTCCTTCAGCTCCATGAGGTAATTGATGTCATCCACGCAGGAGAGCTGGTTATAGGCGATCTCCTCCGGTACTCCGGCATTGATCAGGGACTGCGTGGCCTGGGCTTCGCCTGCCACATCGACCGGGAAGTTCCGCTTGTACTCCACGTATGCCTGCAGGTAGTCGAAGCTGATGCCCTTCTTCATGAAGGCGCTGCCGATCACCTTGAACATGTATGT